TCGGCGGCAAGGCCGCGGCCGAGTTCGCCAACCAGGTGTACGGCGGCGAGAACCTGATGGCCACCGCGCGCTCGCGCAGCGTGCAGAACGTGATGCGGCTGAGCATGCTGGCCCCCGACTGGCAGGTGAACTGGGGCAAACAGATCGGCAATGCGCTGTTCAATTGGAACGGCCCGCTGGGGGACATGAATCGGGTGTACTGGGGCTCCACCCTGGTCGGCGGGGCGTTCATGCTGGAGGCCGCCAACCTGGCGCTGGGCGGCCACTTCTCGTGGGACAACGAGCCCGACTCGACGCTGACGGTGGAGTACACCCGCACCCTGGACGCGCTCCACATCCCGCACAACAACGCCGTGACGGGGCAGCCGGAGCGGCGCTACATCGACATCCTGGGGCCCATCCGCGGCATGCTGGAGCCGCTGCAGGAGATCGCCCGCGCGTCGGTGGAAGGCGCGATGCAGCTGTACAACATCCCCCCGCCGCCCGAGATCGCCGGCGACGTGCGGCGTGGCATCCCCCACCCGGACCCGATCGGGGCGGTCAGGAACTTCGCCAGCGCGCGGGCGGGGATCCTGCCGCGGTCAGCCTGGGAGATCCTGTCCGGTCAGGACTACAGCGGTCGAGCCATCGACGTGACCGGCGATCCGTCCTGGCTGAACGCCGGGCGGCGGGTGGTGCACGCGGCCGGAGGCGCGCTGCCGATCGGCCCCGGAGCGCTGGCCAGAGGAACGGAGCAGGGCGACCCCGGCCTGGTCACGCTGGTCTCGGGCGCGCTGGGCTTTCGCACCCACCGCACCTCGGCCTCCTCGGAGCGGCTGGCCATGCTGGACCAGTGGTTCAAGGACAACGGCATCGACCCCCAGACCCAGCGGCGGCTGATGGACGAGCGCACGTACACCAACCAGCAGGTGACCGACCAGGTCACCGACCTGCTGAACGACCCCAAGCTGACCCCGTACGCCCAGCCTGGCCAGGCCCGCAGCAGCGGCATGATCGACCAGGTCATCAGCACCCAGCAGCAGCGCCAGAACGAGTACAAGCAGCTGCTGAAGGAGCTGGGCATCCGCTACGGATACGATCCAGGGTCGGGCACCCCCGCCCCGGAGGGCTTCCAGGAGCAGGCAGAGGCGCTGAGCTTCCTGTTCGGCGGGGTGGTGCAGGGCGGGTCCAGGGCCGACGCCGACCTGGCCAAGCGCCCCGACCTGGACCCCGAGCAGCTGTACAGCATGGCCTGGAAGCCACCACCGACCACCGGGGTGGCGCAGCAACTGCTGCATGACGTCGGCATCACCGCCCCGGACTGGCTGCCCAAGCTGGGAACGCTGGACCCCAAAGACGCCAGGGCGCTCTCCCGCGCCCACTCGGTGCAGGTGCAGCAGGTGGCCGCCACCTGGAACGTCGACCCGGCGGTGATGGAGGACGTGGTGAAGGCCCACCTGTACGGCGACGGCACCCTGCCGGCGCTGCCTGGCATGACCTCGGCGGGGCTCGATGAGGTGGCCTCGCAGTACTGGCAGCTGAGCCAGCTGCCGTCCGGGCCGGACCGCTCGCAGGCCCAGCGCAAGGTGCTGCAGGACGCCGCCGACGCGCACGGGGTGGACGTGGACACGCTGCGGACGCGGGTGATCTGGCGGGGGCTGCCGATGGTGGAGCAACCGGACGCGCTGAAGGCGTACAGCAACGCCACCACCCTGGACCTGAAGGTGACCCCATACAAGTTCGCCAACCCCGACGGCACCCCGTACGGCACCGTGGAGCAGGAGCGCGACGCCGAGAAGCTGCTAGTGAAGGCCCGCGCCGACGGCCGCTACGAGGCCGGCCGCGGCGGCTTCGCTGGCACCTACCTGACCCCGGACAAGAGCGACGTGGACCCCAAGCTGACCGCCATCGCCGAGGCCGAGGTGCGGGGCAAGAGCGCGCGCGCGCAGGCGCTGGCGGGCGACACCACCAACTACGCCGACTGGGACCGCTACTACGGCCGCGGCAAGTACCTGACCAACGAGCAGTGGCAGCAGTTCCAGAACGGCACCCTGCCCGGCGCGTTCAGTGACATCGGCGACCAGTACCCCAACGAGTTCAAGGCGCGGATCAAGATCCTGGACAAGTGGAGCGCGCTCACCCCCGAGCAGCGCACCAATCCGGCCATCGCCGACCTGCCAGTCCGCGGTGGGCTGATCGAGCAGGACGAGTGGAGCGGCCAGCTGAGCCGAGTGGACGTCAGCCTGGCCGACGCGGTGGTGTACCTGAGCCATCCCAAACAGCTGGGCCGACTGCGGCTGGCCAACCTGGGCGACGACCCCAACCTGGTGGAGTAGGCCCGCCCGGCCAGTGTTTCACGGGGCCGTGAAACATGTCGTATGATCGGCTCACCGATCGCATGGCCAAGCAGAGCAAGCGCGATTTCGCGGGCCCGGCCAAGAAGTACGCCGGCCGCGTCGGGATCGACCAGGGGCCAGTCCAGATCACCAGGTGGCAACGTCCCCTCACACGAGCGGAGCACGACCGTCCGCAGGGAGCCGAAGGGGTCGATCTTCACCCCGAGCGAACGGAGCGCCAGAGCAGTTCACCGCCCAGGACGCGCAAGGGGACCGGCTACAACCGCTGAGAGGAGGAGTCGTCATGTACGAGCGACGTGGTCGACGCGGTCGCCGCCACAAGTAGCGGGCGAGCGATCTGCTCCCACCCTTCGAGAAAGGAGGGGTTCGCGATGTACGAACGACGCGGTCGCCGCGGCCGGCGCAAGAAGTGACCTGAGCGCCGAGCGGGCTCCCCGTCAACGTCCTTTCCTGACCCCGCTCGGCACTCGTCCGCCAGGAGAGCGCAATGCCCAGCAACATCAACAGCAAGCACCAGAAGGTCGGCGGCAAGTCCACCGGCACCAACGCCGAGTTCAAGCGCGACGGCTACGCCCGCGGGCCAGTACCGAAGAGCATGATCGGCACCAAAGAGGGCCTGACCAACCACCAGGGCTACAGCGGCCCGGACGTGGCGCAGGGCACTCACAACGGGTAGATGAGGCACCCCACCGATCTCCGATCGTCGGGGACCCCTAGATGACCCAGGCCGCAGACAACGCGCCTGACGAGCAATCCCTCCCCGAAGGCCAAGCGCCGCCTTCGCCCGAGTCGTCAGGTCCGGAGACGGAAGCGGATGCACGCGAGCGCGAGATCCAGCGACGCCTCACCCAATCTGGCCGCGAAGCCGCCGAGGCTCGCCGTCAGGCGGCGACCGCCCAACAGGTCGCTGCCGCCCAGGCGACCCAGATCGGCGAGCTGCAAGCAGGCATTCGGCTACTCACCGAGCAGGCCAGCCAGCAGCAGCGCCAGGCCGCAGAAGCCAGAGCCAGACAGATCGAGGCCGAACTGGCGAGCCTCCCCCCAGCCGACCGACTGGAACGCAAGATCGAACTGCTGCAGGGGCAAATCAACGACATGCGGACCGCTGCGCCGCCGGCGCAACCGGCACGTGCCGCATCTCCCCTTCCACCCCGCCAGCAAGCCGCTGGCACCCCCGAGCCGACCGATCAGGAGCGCGCCGACTACATGGAAAAGCGCGTGCGCGAGATCGTCCAGGAGGCGAGTGACACCTTCGGGGTGCCGATCAGCCTCGACGAGATCCCTGACAACGACTGGGGTTCTGAAGAGACGTTCTACAGGTCGGTCATGAAGCAGGCGGCCGTGTCCGCCCGCAGCAACGGAGGCCCATCGATGCCGAAGCAATCCGCCGCGGAGACTCCCGCGCAGATGCGCGACCGAATCCGGCAAGAAGAGCGCGAACGGCTGGGTGTGACCTCACCCACCGCGCCGCGAGCCACCCCCGCTGGGCGTCGCAAGCCAGCTGGCTCGGACGACGTTCGAGCCGCGGTCCAGGGCTACAGCAGCCGCCTGGGCCCGAAGGCCAACCTGAAGAAGCTTCAGGAGCTGCGCGACAGCATGGGGTGAGAACAACATCGTCGAGCACGGGAACTGCAGCGCTCAAGGCGCAGGTAAAGCCTCTGCACGGCTCAAGGAAGAAGAAGCCGAAGAAGAGGTAAATCCATATGGCACAGGGGACGACCGGTTCGGTCGCGATGGCCCCAGAAGTCAAGGCGATGTACGACGCCGACTTCTACATCCAGGGTCAGAGCGTCCTGTACTGGGATCAGTTCTGCGACCTCAAGGGCCCGATCATGAACGGCCAGCGAGGCATCAGCCAGAACTTCCCGATCATCGAATCACTGCAGCCCAACCCGACGGTGCTCGACGAGCTGATCGACGTCGCGCCGCAGCAGATGCGCGGCTCGGAGGTGGTGGTCACCCTGAGCGAGTACGGCAACTGCATCGAGGTCACCAAGTTTCTGGTGGCCACGGCGTACGCCGACGTGTACAAGCAGGCGGCGTACATCAACGGCTACAACCTGGCCGAGAGCTACGACTACATCGCGCGCGCGGTCTTCGGGCAGGGCTCGCGGGTGTGGTTCCAGAACAAGCACACCGCGCGCAACCAGTTCGCTGGGCAGACCGTGACCGCAGACCAGATGACGATCCGCTTCATCGAGCTGCTGAGCATGGTGTCGGCGCGCAGCGCCAAGATGCCGCTGTACGAGGACGGGGCGACCGCCACCGCGCTGCACCCGTTCGTGTTCTACGACCTGATGCAGGACCAGACCAACGGTGGCCTGCGCACCATGGCCCAGTACAGCCATCCGGAGCTGCTGTTCAACGGCGAGCTGGCGTACTGGGGCGGGGTGCGGATGGTGGTCACCGCCAACGCCAAGGGCTTCTGGGGCGCGGGCGCGGCGGTGGCCTCGCCGGTGGCCACCACCCTGACGGCCGCGGCCAACCCTGGCGACACCACCATCGCGGTGGCCGCGGCCACCAACATCACCGTCGGCATGTGGCTGGCGATCCAGGACGCGACCGAGCCCGGCAACACCTGGAGCGACTCCAACGAGCTATTCATGGTGACTGGCGTCGCGGGCACCAACATCACCGGCTTCGCGCTGGACCCTGGTCCTGGCGACGCCGCGGGCCTGCGCTTCGCGCACGCCGCGGGCGCGGCGGTGACCAACGCCAACAGCGTCTTCCCGGTGCCGGTGTTCGGTCCCAACTCGGTCACCAAGGCCTCCAGCGACTGGACCGGACCGTACGGCGAGACCGTGGTCACGGGCCCGTTCGACCGCCTGGGCCGCTTCCTCACCTTTGGCTGGTACGGCATCGAGGGCTACAGCCGCACGCGCAACGCCTGGTTGTTCCGAGGCGAGGTGGGAAGCTCGCAGTCATGACCCACTGGACCGAGTGGCCCACCTGGCTGATCCTGCTGTGGCGCGAGCTGTTCGTGGGCTGCTCGTCCAACACCTGGACCCGGCACCCCGCGCCGCGCACCCACCACAACCGCAGGTGGTGGCCGGCATGAAAGACGGCGACTACTACGACGTCTGCCCAGCTGACGGTTGCCTGGAGGTCGACGCCGCGCACCGCTCCGAGGGCAACCAGTCCGGCGCTCGGGAGTCCGTCCACGACTGGTCGATCTTCTCGGCCGACCGTCGCGCCGGCGGCTGCGGGGCCACCTGGACCCGCACCACCAGTAGCGGCGCGCGCAAGGACCGCGCCCGCGGCGTCGAGCCCGCGCGGCTGACCAGAAGCGCCGGCAAGGAGCGCTTCACCTCCGCTCCCTCGGACGCGTACCGCTCCAACTACGAGGCCGCCTTTGGCCATGCCTGAAGGAGCCGTCCGCAACGGCGGCCTGGTAGCGCTGTACAAGCCCAGGCTCTCGGGTCGTTTCGAGCTGCAGACAGAGACCGCAGCGCTGTACCTGAACCACGACGATCTGCGCGCGCTGTACCTCGGTCTGGAAGCGCTTCTGATGGCCGTGGGCGAGGCACCTGACTGGCAGCACTCGGAATTCGGCGTCGACCTGCGGCCGGAGCAGAGGACCAATGGACATCCGTAACAGCTATCCCGACCACCTGGGGCTCACCACCACCGATCGCAACGTGAACCACACCCGCTGGCCGTGCGTGTCGCACCCGCCGGAGCTGCAGTGCGACCAGGCGGTGCAGCTGGCCGGCAAGCGCGGCCTGCGCAGCCTGCCGGCGCAGGGCAAGCAGGTGCCGCCGCGGGACTGGGTGGACCACCGATGATCCAGTTCACCGAGCTGCTGGCCGATGCGTACGTGCGGCCAGCGCGCAACGTGGCCATGCCCTCGCTGCCCGGCCGTCAGGTGAAGTTCCTGCAGGGCCACGCTTTCATCAAGGACGGGCGCGACCTGGCGGCGATGATGCGCCGACCGGACGTGCTGCTGGTGCTGACCCCGTTCTCCATGAACTGGTTCGACGAGATCCAGAAGGCCGCTGGCCAGGTGCGCGCGGAGGTGCGCAAGCCGCGGCGCTCGCCGTCACAGGACAGAGCCTGGCCGCGCGACCCGATCACCCACCGCTTCCTGAAGCGACAACTGACCGAAGAGGCCGATGGCGCAGCTGGCGATCAACCTGGTCCGTGAGCTGGGGGCGCGGCTCGGCGACACGGTGCTCTCGACGCCCAGCGCCAGCGGCACCGCCACCCTGATCGACCCCAGCCTGGTGCAGTACTTCCCGCAGACGCTCACCCAGTTCAACGGCTGGGTGTACGGCACCGAGACCGTCCCCAACGCGCAGAACCAGGGGGTGGAGCGGCGTGCCCAGGCGTGGAGCCCGCAAAACAGCACCCTGCAGCTGTACAGCCCGGGCTTCCCTGGCACCATCCAGGGCGGCACCTACGAGATCCACATGCGTTTCGCGCGCTCGCGCAAGCTGGCGGCGATCAACTCCGCCATCGGCCAGCTGGGGCTCACCTGGTACCGCAAGATCATCGACGAGACCCTGGTCACCCAGCCCTCCACCTGGATCTACCACCCCGACCCGACCCAGAACTGGGCCAACATCTACCGCGTCGAGATCCAGATCAACACCTCCCCGACCCAGGTCGGCTACCCCTTCGCCGACGCCGAGTACCTGAACTGGCGGCCGCGGCGCTGGGTGGACCAGTTCGGCAAGGAGACCTGGGCCATCGAGATGGGCATCCTGCCGCCGGTGAATCGCCAGCTGCGGATCTTCGGCGAGGGCTTCTACCCGCAGATGGTGCACGAGACCGACGTGCTGGCGATCGCCGGCAAGTGGGAGGGCGGGGCGCTGGAGTGGATCTACGACTGGGCCGAGTTCCGCCTGAACGACTCGCTCAGCAACCGCCAGCCGACCGGCGAGGCGGAGCGCATCCGCCAGCAAGCGATGGACCGCCTGGAGCGGCAGAAGAACGACATCCTGGTGAACGCCCCCAGCCACGAGCCCGGACGGATCGTGACCCCTGGCCACGGCGACGCGATGGCCTTCCCGTCACCCGAGGACTGGCGCTACCTGGGCGCGTTCAAGAGCAGCTCGTTCATCCGCGGCGGCTAGATCATGGTGCGCACCTGTCTGCCGGTCGCGGTCGCGTTCTGGGTCGGAGTGCTGGTAGCGCTGGCCAGCAACGCGTACGGCTGGACCATGCTGGCGCAACAGACCTGCGCCACGCTGCTGCAGCCGTGAGCGGGGGCCGCTAGATGGCGATCGTCCCCTGGCCCAACCCGCAGCCGGGTCAGCCCGACCAGGTGGTGCTCGACTCCATCCCGATGGAGCTGGTGCCGGGCAAGTACTCGGTGGAAGAGGCCGACCGCTTCGGCGAAAAGGTCTCTCAAGGCACGCTGAAGTACGCCGACTTCAACCCCTACGAGAGCGCCTTTGCGGTGGCGTCGCTGACCGGCGGCTCGGGGCTGCGGCGCTACTCCGACGCCGGCGACGACCCCACCCAGGTGGCCACCCTGTACACCGAGTCCTCCAACGTCAACTGCGGCTTCGCCCCGGCGGTACTGAGCCCCGAGATCACCACCAACGCGCTGCCAGGAGCCACCGGTCCGGCGGTGTGGATCGGCGAGACGCTGTACTACTCGGCCGGGGTGCTCACCCAGCGGCTGCTGAGCGTGGCCCCGATGGGAGCGAACAGCGGGGTGTACCAGCGCCAGGCCGGCGGACCCTGGCAGCTGATGGCGACGATCACCGCCAAGGGCCCGCCGCTGGGGCCGGCCTGCGGCATGTTCGGCTCGATCCTGACGGTGGGCTTCGGCGGCCAGGCCACCGCGGTGACGGTGGACGCCAGCTGGAACGTCGTCGTCATCAACCAGGCCGCCAGCGAGCCGGCCGGCGCGGTCCCGATCTACGTGTGGGCGTACACCTCCGACCACGCCTCCAACTACGTCGCCGGCGGCCCCACCGCCACCAGCTACTACACGGTGATGTCGAGCACCTCGCCGGTCTCGGGCTACGCCAGCCCGGTGGCCACTGGCAACGACGTGATCGTCTCGCTGGCCCCTGGCGGCGGGCTGGTGCTGGTGTACGTGGGCAAGACCAGCGAGCTGGGGGAGATCGACAACCAGGCGGTGTACCACGCCCTGATCCCCTTCTACTCGCGGCAGCTGACCAACTGCAACCCGCTGCGCTGGCTGCTGGCCTCCGGCGCGGACCAGTCCCGCGGCAGCCTGACCCTGGTCTTCACCCGCGATCGCTCGCTGTGGGAGTACGCCCCGGCCGACCAGTTCAGCGGCACCGCCTCGGTGATCTCACCCTGGGCGCGCGAGTTCCGCCGTCCGCCCAACGCGCGCGGCCAGATCACCGCGCTGGTGGGCGGGCAGCGCTGGCTGTACTACGCGGTGCAGAACGGGGCCGGGCACACCTGGATCTACCGCAACGACCAGACCACCGGCGCGCCGCACACGTACCTGGACCTGGGGGTGGTGGACGTGCGGGCCATCGACATCACCTTCATGTTCGGGCCCAACCCGCTGCTGGTCTTCAGCTCCGGCACCAACATGGACACGGTGGTGCTGCCGCTGGACGGCGACGCCGAGCTGGACGACCCCAACTGCCGCTACCAGCTGCAGGGCTACGTGGACATCCCGGACATCGACCTGGGCTTCCCCGACGAGGACAAGATCGGCTTCACGGTGCGGGTGGTGGCGGACAACCTGGTGAACCTGAATCGCTACATCGACGTGCAGTACGGGGTGGACGGCGGGCCCCTGTCGGACCTGGGCAACGTGATCACCAGCCCCTCCGGGGAGGTGCGCTTCCCGCTGAACGTGGACGCCAAGCGGATCCGCCTGCGGCTGTGGCTGCACTCCGACGACGACACCCAGACCCCGCAGCTGTGGGGCTTCTCGTTGCGGGTCAGCCTGAACACCAAGGTGTACCGCCTGTTCGTGTTCCAGACGCGGTTGCCGGCGGGGTCGTTCTCGACCCTGGCCGACGACCTGCAGAACCCGTACCTGCAGCTGCAGCACTTCTGGAACGTGCGCGCGGCCGGCTTCCCGGTGCCGTACCAGGATCCCTGGAACGACGCCTACCAGGCGCGGCTGATCAAGCTGCAGGCGCAGCAGGCGCTACGCGAGCCCGACACCACCCCGGAGTGGGTGCTCGACTTCACCCTGCTGGAGTTCCTGCCTGGCACCTCCAGCCTGGTGCCGGTCACCAGCTTCGTCTACGACATGGACTGGACGTCCAACCCCGCTGGCAACCCCAGCCAGCAGGCGCTGTACGGCTACGACATGCCGCAGGCGGTCTACGACGCCAACCTGCCGTGAGCACGAGAGCATGCCGCTGACCTCCACCAACTTCATCAACAAAGGGCCGGTGCTGCACGCCGACCTGATCCAGTTCTTCAACCTGTTCACCGGGGCCATGACCGACCAGCCCATCACGTTCGCCAACGTGGTCAGCGTGGGCGGGTCGCAGGCGGTGTCCTCGGTGCCGCTGAAGCTGTACGGCGCGGTCGGCCAGACCACCCACCTGATCGATCTGTACGTCGACCACACCCAGTCCCAGCCGGGCTTCGGGCTGGACGCGCTCGGCACCCACGCCTGGGGGCCCAGCGGTGGCGGCGCGGTCGACACCTGGTTGAGCCGCGTGGCCAGGCAGAACGGGCACACCTCCGACACCGCCGGGATCTTGATCCAACCGTACCTGGAGGTGGCGGGGCAGTTCCTGGCCTCGCAGTTCCAGTTCCCCAACGGCACCGTGATCAGCTCCCCCAGCGCGTTCCTGGTCTCGATCAACCAGGACCTGACGGTGCAGCGCAACCTGCTGGTCAGCGGCTACCTGTCCTGCAACGACTTCCGCGGCGGCAACGGCGAAGAGCACCTGACGATGAACGTGTTCTCGCTCGGCGCGGGCGCCACGGGGGGTATGACCAGCCCCGGCTTCTACCACATCAACATCGGCGGCGGGGCCAGCGCGTTGTTCCTGGCGCACGGCGGCACGTACACCGTGACCATCGTCTCGGACCCGAGCAACATCTGGGCCAACACCCTGGGGGTGGTGGGCAAGCACTGCCTGGGCTTCGACGGCAGCCACCAGCTATGGATCCAGAACGAGACCGCCAGCGCGGCCACCTACTACTGGGAGCACCTGGGCTTCTGACGTGCCGCTGACCGCTGTCAATTTCATCAATCGCGGCCCGCTGTATCACGCCGATCTGCTGCAGTTCTACGACCTGTTCGTCGGCAACATGGCCGACCAGGCGGTCTTCTTCAACAATGCCCTGAAGCTGAACGGCGGGCTCAGCTGGCAGACCGACAGTACCTACGACGTCGGGGCCTCGGGGGCCAATCGGCCGCACAACCTGTACCTGGGCAACTCGCTGATCTGGAACGCCGGGGCGAACCAGGCGTACATCAACGGCGTCGGCGGCACCATCGAGATGAGCGCCGGCTCCAGCGGCGGGCTGCTGTTCGACTCGCCCTCGACGTTCTACTCCACGCTCGATGCCAGGAACGGGATCGGCCTGGGCGGGCCGCTGACGTTCGATGTCGACAACCAGTACGACGTCGGCACGGCGGCGGCCAGCCGACCACGGACGGTGTACGCGGCCACGTCCTTCGTCGCCCCGCTGGTGCAACTGAACGCTGGCGGGGTGGCGATCCTGACCACCGACGCGGCGGGCGCACTTGCCCAGCGCAACGGCACCAACCCGCAGGCGTTCAACATCTACAACACCTACACCGACGCCAACAACTACGAGCGGCTGTCGATCCACTGGACGGGCGGCTACTGCTACATCGAGACCCAGAACCTGGGCACCGGGCCAACCGGCTCGATGGTGCTGACCGTCGACAACGGCGGCACGCTCTACTTCCAACTCCAGAACGGCGTGCGCTGGACCATCGATGGTGCCAACGCCAACTACGGCAACCTGCTGCCGCACGACGACCTGTACTACGACATCGGCAGCCCGACGCAGCGGGTGCGCAACCTGTACGTGGGCACCTCGATCAATGGACCAGGCGCGGTGCCCACGGGCGGTGCTGCCGGCCAACATCTGGCCAAGAACAGCGCGACCAGCTACGACCTGGTGTGGGCCACGCCGGCGGTGGGGCTGACCCTGCCGCTCAGCCAGACCCTGACCTTCAGCCCCGACAACACCTATGACATCGGCGCCGCTGCGGCTAGCCGCCCGCGCAGCCTGTACGTGGGTACTTCGGCCACCATCCCGACGCTGACCGTTAGCACCGCGCTCACGGTGCCGAATGCGTCGATCCCCGCCGCTGCCCTGGCGACTGGCGCGGCGGCGTCCAACGTGGGTGCTCTGGGTGGCGCGCTGGGTGGCACTCTACCCAACCCCTCGCTGGCAGCGGGGGCAGCGGCGGGCAACATCGGCACCCTGGGAGGCGTCCTGAGCGGCACCCTGCCCAATCCAGGTATGGCTGCTGGCGCGGCGGCGACCAACGTGGGCACGCTGAGCGGGGTGTTGACCGGGACTCTGCCGAACCCTGGCCTGGCTACTGGTTCGGTCACCAGCGCCGTCATCGCCGACGGCACCATCGCCACCGCCGACCTGGCCAACGCGGCGGTCAGCAACGCCAAGCTGGGGCCTGACGTCGGCCGCGACAGCATGCTGACGAACGGCGGCTTCGAGATCTGGCAGCGCGGCGTCGGGCCGTTCGCGGCTGGCAACGTCTGGACCGCCGACCGCTGGTCAACGTTCATGACCGGCAGCGACACCATGAGCGTCAGCCGCGATGCGACCAACCAGGACGTCGGCAGCAACTACTGCATGGCGGTGGCGTTCACCCTGAGCGGCGGCACTGGCAACAGCGAGGTGTACCAGATCCTTCGCTTCAGCGACGGCCACCAGTTGCTGGGGGTACCGGTCACCTTCTCGGTGCGGGTCAAGGCCTCTGCGGTGGGCGGGGTGCGGCTGTCCACGTTCGACGGCACCACCCAGACCAACGGGGCGGGGAACGTCGGCACCGGGGCCTACGAAACGATCAGCGTCACCATCACCCCCAGCGCCAACACCTACTACCAGGTCAACATCCAGTTCTCGATCAGCGGCACGTACTACCTGGACAACGCGGTGGTGGCGAAGGGGTCCGCCGTCTCCGCGTACGTCCCGCTGCCCCCGGCCGAGGACCTGGCGCGGTGCCTGCGCTACTACGAGGTGGTCGGCGCGTCCGGGACCGGCAACGTGATGTTCTCGGGCTACTACGCGGGCGGCGCGACCTCCTACAACACGGTCTGGTTCAAGGCGGTGAAGGCGGTGACGCCGACGGTGACCAAGAACGGCACCTGGTCGGTGTCCAACGCCAACCAGCCCACCCTGGTCCAGGCCGGCACCGACTCGGTGCGCATGGACATCGGGGTGCTGGCGGCCGGGCAGTACTACTGCCAGAACCTGGGAGCGGGCAACAACGTGACCGCGGAGGCAAATCCGTAGCGGTGCCGATCCGCATCCTCGACAGCAACGACCCGCTGCTCTGGACGTACCTGCACGACGACGCCCCGGAGGCGCTGGGCGGCCCGCACGGGGGCCCCATCGACTCCAGCCTGGTGGTGTACGCCGACGACCCGATCACGGTCGGCCCGGACTTCAACTCGATCCAGGTGCCGTGCCCCTACCCCGGCTGCGGCTCCGCCAGCTGGCACCCGGTGGGGGGAGGGGCGGCCCCCAGGGAGGTGCAGGAGCTGTTCGTGCGGCTGGGCGTGCGCGACCGCGCACTCAGCGTGGATGCGGCCATCGCCGACGCCCGCGCGCGGTGCGAGCGGATGGACTTCGTGGGGCGCTGGCAGGTGGACGAGGCCGACCTGAAAAGGAGGATGGGGCAGCGGCCATGCACGTGATCCATGAGCGCGGCGGGCGCGCCAACTACCACCTGGTGGCGCAGCGGCTGGCGTACGACCAGCGCAACCCCGACGGCTGGTTCACGGTGTATGTCTCGGACCTGGACGGCGGGCGGGTGCGCCCGATCACCGCCGACCTGGACTTCTGGCCGCGCGGCCAGGTGCGCCACGTGGGGCTGCCGACCTGGTCCGACGACGCCGAGTACCTGCTGGTCAGCGTGGAGGAGATCGACCCCAGCTCGCCGGCGTCGGTCTCTAGCGACGTGACCCACCACCTGGCCATGCAGCCCGGCCGCGGGGTGGCCAACTCGATCGCGCTGATTCGCCTGCGCGACCTGCACTGGTGGTGGCTGTGGCGCTACCAGGATCACGGCCTGGGCAGCATGCACTGCTACCTGGACGCGACCGACCAGCAGCTGGTGTTCTCGCGGATGACCGCGTACTCCGGCAGCTTCGCCAGCTGGGACGTCGGCCACGCCTATCTGGACTGGCACCACGGCGAGCCGCACCTGTACCAGCTGCGCTACTTCCAGCCGATCTCGGGCAACCCGGACCAGCCGCCGCTGGCGGAGGTGAACTCGTGGGCCCCGCGCCCAGAGCGCATCTGCGTCTCGGGCAACCCGCTGCAGGGCCAGCGCCAGGAGCACAGCGACGTCTTCAGCTGCGACCTGAGCGGCGGCCAGATCGAGCGCCTGACCCGCAGCAGCGGGGTGGGCGGCGAGCCCGGGCGCTACGACGAGCACCTGGTGTACGGCC